AAAGGCAAAGAAGGTATGAAAGACAGCCCTGAAGGTGTTGCTAAATACTTGAAACAAAACGCTGACAAACTTTAATTTTTTAAGAAAAAGCCACATTAAGTGGCTTTTTTTATTTTTGTAGATCCTTTAGAATGAACGTATCTTTAACCAAAGTGCGGTTATTTTTATGAAATATAATATTCCTATTTTCCTGACGATTCTCCGAGTGATTTTAATTCCATTCTTCGTCGTGGCATTTTATTTGCCCATCCCTTCTGCTCCCTTTATTACAACGCTCATTTTCTTTATTGCTGGTGTCACCGACTGGTTTGATGGCTATCTCGCTCGAAAATTAAAACAAACAACCCGTTTCGGTGCTTTCCTTGATCCTGTTGCTGATAAAGTGATGGTTATTACTGCGCTTGTATTAATTGTGGAATATCAACATTCTTTCTGGATTACCATTCCAGCTATTATTGTAATTTCACGTGAAATTATTGTTTCAGCTTTGCGTGAATGGATGGCGGAATTAGGCGAACGAAATAAAGTAGCCGTTTCATGGCTTGGAAAAGTAAAAACTACCTCCCAAATGCTCGCTTTAGGTGGATTACTCTGGCGATATAACGTTTATATGGAAACGCTGGCAATTGTACTGCTTTATTTAGCGGCCATTTTAACGGTTTGGTCAATGCTCCAATACTTAAAAGCAGCAAAAGGCAGCTTGTTAGATAACATTGAATTATAGAATTGGCTAAATTTTAAATGAAAGGTGCGGTTATTTTAATCGCGCCTTTTGTTTTTGAACTATTTTTAACCAATCAAAAACTTTTTTTACGAATTTTATTTGACACTATGAGATAAATCCGTAAAATACGCCCCGTTGTTTAGCAACAAGCAAACGCGGGAATAGCACACAAGGGATTTAAAATCCCTCGCCTTTCGAGGCGTGCCAGTTCAAGTCTGGCTTCGGGCACCATTTCTATATTAATCCAAAGATTTTAAAATTACTTTTAGAATCAGCCTTTTGGGTCGTTAGCTCAGTCGGTAGAGCAGCGGACTTTTAATCCGTTGGTCGAAGGTTCGAATCCTTCACGACCCACCAATTCTTTCTTAAGTGGCGATAAAATGGCGGTTAAATTTCCATTTTTTACACTTTCATTCATAAATTATTTATCTTAGTGGCGATGCCGCCAATCATAAAAAATGAAATTAAAATTTCTTATCAACTATCACGTAAAAGATAAAAACACCTTATAAATCAATATGCTGTAATCGCCTACAAACTTACACGGATCTCTTTTAAGTGAAAAACACTGTAAAACCCCGTAAATTTTACAGTTAAGATCTCTATTCTTTCAGTAAAACGATCTCTTTTACTTCAACTATTTACCCAATTTTTCAATCTGAAAATTAACTGAAAAAATGTAAATTTTTAACGCAAATTCGGCGGGGGAGGAAGTGGATTTTCCGTGCCTTGTGTTTTTACGTGAAAAATTTCCGTGGAATTGTTTTATATTGCTTATTACGTATATTTATTTGTTATAACAATAACTTAGATTTTCCGTGGTTGATGTCTCTGATATGTATATCGTGGAGATAAAGAAAAGCCGCAACATTGTGCGGCTTTGGTTTTATATGAATTGCGGTTGTTACTCAATAATCGGCGTAAGTTTACCTTTGATTGTTTCTGCTTGACTTGCCTGCTGGGTAAATGTACTTGATTGATCTGGCGGAGGTGAACCTCTGTGCGTGTGCGTTGCAATGGTGCTTGCAACTTCGCCTAATAGTTGAATGGTGTCTTCCAGTAGTCTAAAAATATTCTGACCTTCTGTTCCCATATAACTCAATGGCGCAACCATTTTATTTTTCTCGTCTGAAACGCGTTGCGCTAGTCCTACAATTTTTTCTTGCAGTGTTCCACCTGTTCCTACAGTTCGATGACTTGCTGTCGTGTCATTGATACTGCCCAACACGCTAACAGTTTTATTCCCACCGATAGTTTGCATACTATCTGAATCTACTGTTTTTGTTGATGTACCAATTTGTTTTACTTCACTATCTGTCTCGATGTGTCGTTCAAAGGATTTATCTGTAATCGTCTGATCGGTTTCGCGAATCTTATTGCCTGCAGCATCGGTGCGTTCATACACTTCGGGGCGTTGCTGTTTTAGTTGTTCTCCAGGTGCAACACTCGGTACTGTTTTTCCTTGCGCTAACATAGTACGAACAAAAGGCTGATCGCTTCGCCCATAAGCAAAACCTACTTCAACCATTGTACCCACTTCAGGAAAGGCAAAATCTCCGCCTTGTGAACCTGTACTTGTTACCGGCAAAGGCACGGCTGGATAAACTGGAACAGTTTTATCCTCGTTTCCGTTTTCATCTAGTAGTTGCAGTTCAACGGCATACTTCGGGCGGAATGGATCAGAAATATCGCCACCACTTGAAGGATCGGCAATGCCAACGACTTTTGCATATTTTGGCAAATGGTACCCCCCCGCTAATTCGGGGAATGTTTTTTCCATTTGTCTTCGTTCTGGGCTCTTTTGTTCAGGCTTACCATCTTCACCTAAGTTCTCCCACGTAAGCACATAATCATCGCCAAATAGTTCAACCTTTTGAATTATATTGCCATTGATAATCGCTCCAGGACGAATAGCAGCAGTGATAGGAATCGTCATATCATTGCTACCACTTGCCAAAGTCATACTTTCATCGAATTCAATATTCTTTCCCGCCCAACGGGAATCTTTATGCGAACCAATAAATAATGATCCATCTGGTGATTGTTGCCACATATAATCGGGAATCTGATATTGTCGCCCAATATTGGCTAAAAGCTGATAACCGCTACCGTTATGCGTAAATAACGAAATCGGCGTATCTGCGTAATCCGCCTTAGGCACTTTCACCGGTATTTTAGTTTGGCTGGTAATCCACGCGCACAAATCGCGCAACGTAATATGACGATGCGAACAATTTAAAGGCTTTTCAAACACGGCCACTTTTTCGCGAATAAATAATTTTTTATAGCCGTTTTCTGCGCCTTGTTCACGTTCCACGATGCCATCGAACCATTTGTAATAGTGATCATATTCGCCCATTTCAAATACCGCACTTTTGCCAATACAGTCTTTATCTGTGCGAACGGTTACAAATCCACGCCCCGTATTATTAAGTTCTAAAACGATGAGTTCATCAGCTAGTTCCAATTCTTCACCATCGATAATACATGTTTTTATAATTTTCATTTATGAACCAATCCAATCATCTAAATCTTTTGCCCAGCCTTTTCTTTCATTCGACTTGTTTTCTTCTCCTGATTTCCCTGAATGTTCGATATCACTTTTATTTGTCGATTGTGAACTTTGTGCCGATGGTGCTTTTTCCCCTTGTGCCTTGGCTTTGGGTTTTTGCTTACGTTGGTCTTTTTTCTCGGCTACAGAATTCACTTCACGTAAAGTAAACGATATGGACCACCCTAACTGCCCGCTCTGTTCTGCTGCCGTCACTTCACCACTAAATTGCACCTCGCGCATGTTGACTGCCTCAGCAATCGTGCAAGATACTCGATATTTAGACTGTTCACCTTTCCCGTCTTCAGACTCGGCAAGATTAAATAAATCTGTTAACCACTCTTTACGAGCATATGGAATAAATCCGGTAACGTTTAATTCTTTGGCCTTTACGCCTTTATCGGACTTTTTAGTACTAGACTTCTGACCGCTCATATCCTTTTCTTCGCGTTTAACGGACACGCTCATCATGATATTATGTAGATAAATAGGCGTACCATTTAGCGCAAGTTGTACGCTTGGATTGCGGGCTTGTGTCGGTGTTCTAGCCATTCTGTAACATCCCTTTGATATTGGTTAAGTTCGCACCGATAAACATCACGCATGCTGTAAAAACATTACCCGCCGTCGGCACATTCAATTTGATTTTTGTTTCCGCCACTTCGAGATAATCTGAAACAGAAAACGCATATACATTAGCCGATGTATTCAACATTTTTTCGACTTTTTCATTATTGGCTTTATCGCGTTCTTTTTTAGCGGCCTTTAACGCCTCAATCATCGCCATCGGGTCTTTAGTTTGCGCCGCAACCGCTGCAGATGTGGCATTGCGTAAAATACTTTGCATGGTGCGGGCGGAACCTGGCGTAATATCTGCACTATTGGAAAATGATGGGCTTGCCATAGTTGGCGTTTTTATCATTTTTGTTTCTTGTAAATTTTTGCTTGATTTGGCATAGTCCAACGCCTGTTTAAATGTCGGCTCTGGCAATAATTCACGCACGTTTTCTAAATCGACAATAAATTGATCAATATTGCTATTTGTCACCATAATGGCGATCACATCTTGCGTGCCTTTCGGTCGATTCGGATCAGCATAATCGACTAACTTTGCCGCCAGTGCTTTCACGGCATTTTCGGGTGACAAATAGTGATTTGATTTTTCTTTGATGCCGTGCGACCAATTATGCACACCTAATTTAGTACCACTTACAGATAGCGAAAAAGGGGAAATAATCCCCTTTTGTGCGTTTTGTAATGTTGTTTTTGCCTGTGGGGATAATTTTAGTTTTTGTTGTTTCCACATATTAAACATCACCTAAAATTCATTAGTTTTAAAACCTTCTGGATATTGTTTGCGATTTAATTCACTTTCATAAGCTGTTTTGCAGTGATTGCGGTCAAAGAAAATGCCGTTGATGACACGATACAACACACGCCAGCGTTTTTTCGTCTGTTTTGCCAGTATTGCGCCACGGTAGGTGCGGCTGGAGAGAGTTTCATCTGCTGCTCCGCCTGTTAATGCGTTAAACAGTTGGTCTATGGCAATGACCACGTGATAGCCATAGCGTTTTAATTTGTTTGGAATTGCCATTGCTCAATCTCTTGTTCAAGTGAGGTTAATTCCTCTGGTGTTTTTAAAGCTAACAAACGGTCTTCAAATGCCTGACGTTGCCCAATAATGATGCCAATCACCACAGCAAACTGAGCGGATTTTTCAATCACTTTCTCAATGAGCAAATCTAACGGTACGCCACGCACACGAGCGATTTGTGAAAGCATCGGTGTGGGTGTGTTGTGGTCAGCTTGCCATGCGAGAGCCTCTTTTTCTTGACGGTAAAAACTTTCGATTTCCGTCTGTGGATACCCTGCCAGTAGACTATTTTTAAGTTGGTCGGATTTATCTGCTAACTTATTGAGTAAACTTTCTTTTTGTTGAGCAAAAAGTGCGGTTTGTTTTTCGGGTGAAATTTCCCAAGTGAGCGTATCAAAATTTAACACATGTGCTGCACTGGGTTGTGGGTCAATCAATACAGGCTTGCCTGTTTTATCTGCGATAATTTGTTTGCCTTGAGATTGTCCGTTAAGTAATGCTATGTACTGCTCATCGCTAAGTGGCACTGCTTGCGATGGGATATTGCTGTAAAGCTCATCGGAATAAAATGCCATATCATCAGGATTAAAATATGTAGCCATGATTTACCTCTATTAATAACCAATTGCAATCCATTGTATTTTTTCTGGGAAGTCGCGTTTATGTCTCCCTTCCCAGTAGGATTTCCAGTTGAATTTGCTATTGTCTTGAGATATAACCGCAAATCCTTCTGTTCCGCCCCCACCCGCATGACCTCCTACACTGCCGCAAATCACACAAAACACAGAGTTAGGATAGCGTTGCGGGAATGTCGTGCTCCCAGTTTCGTTGTTAATTAGATTAGATGGCAAAAATTGCCCCCATTGAATGATTAACCCTGTAGGTAACTTAGCCCAACCAGTTTCAGTTTTAATTGTCGTAAAATCATCTATAGATACAGATTTGTTAAGCGATTTGCCTGTTTTTGTTTGGACATCTCCTCTAACCCATAACATAGATTCGTCTATGGAGGCATTAAATTCGGCTGCATTTGGTTTGCCGCCTAAATGTAATACGCCATTATTGTTAAACCCTATGATACATTTATCGTTGCCTATCACGGCATCACCAGATAAATCAATAAATTTACCCCAATTATAAAAGCCTACTTTGTAAAATTTTGATGCTCTGGCTATAGTTAATGAGCCACTCATCGCATCGCCTGATTTAGATACTCGACCATTCGCATTACTATTGGCATTATCTGCCGCATTTTTCGCATCCACGCCTTTATCATAAGCAGTTTTAACCGCTGCACTCGTCGCAACATCATCTGCGCTGTTGCTATCTACGCGAGACGACTTTTTACTATTCGGAATATAATTTCCAAAATTACGCGTAATTGCATCAATTAATGCTTTTAAGCCTTTAATCGCTTTCGGCGTTGCAGCCATATCTTCGGCATCTGAATCATAGCCTGAAAATAATTTTACAATCCCCTTTTTAACTAAACTTGCGATAGGTAACTTGTGCGTATGACCCCGTTTATCTTTAGTGTTTTCGGTTGTGTCATCTAATGTAAGCGGATTCATGCCTAAAAACGGCGATAGTAAACGGCGATCTGTCACATTACCTTGACTATCAATATCTGCAAGAATTTGTACATAATGTTGGCGGTTTGCAGTATCTACATAATCGGTTTTTGATTGCGTGAGATACTTAATTTCGGTTTGATATTCACCCGTTACGGTGCAATGATGCACCACATCCGCATAAATAGAACAAGGCAAGCTATTAGCAGTAAGATGATGCTCTGCGCCTAAATCCATACGAACGCCTTCAACATAAGCCGTGCCTGGTTGAATCGTAAATTGATTGCCTATTTTACGTTTAACCAGAAAACTATCATCGAAAAATACTGCTCTGCCATACAGATCACGATTGGTTAAACGAATTTTTTCATCAAGTCCATGTAAGCGCACAGTAAAATCAATTTGCCAAGTGTTCGCATTGACATTAATGCCCGTTAGAGCTTTTGCTCCACTAAATTCTAAAAGAATATTGCGCGTAATACTGTTGCCTTGCACAGCATTTTTATTACGGATTTTTTTCACTGTATCCGTTTGCACCGCAACAGCTAAAAGATTTTTAGAACGATTAATCAAACCAATAAAATTGAAATCAAAATCGCCTACTTCCGTACCAATCGTCACAGAATACACAACGGCATTTTCATTAATCACGCCACTTTGCGATACGGCTTGGCGATGTACAATTTGTGCCGATGTCGGCATAGTGAGATATTGCGCAAGATTGTTCTCGTTTAACCCTGGAATATTGGCGAAAATAAATTCATCAAACTGTACTGTGCCACGTGCAATAGTTTGTTCTGCAACGTAGCGTTCAAATTGTGGCGTAATTAAACTAGCCATAAATAAACCTCTTATTGTTGTTATTATCAGTTTACTTTCACATAAAAACTTTGGTGATCATGGTTAAATTCGCCGTGATAAATACTCACCGTTTCTTTAGTGATCACTTCAAAGGTATAACGCCGACAAGTGCGGCCATATTTTCGAATAATTAAATTGAGTAATTCTGTTTTCTTCGCTAACTGGGAATCACTGATTCGAATTTTGATCACATCCCAATTTTCTCTGTCAAAACGTTCTTCAATTTCTACATAGCCAATGCCTAAGCGTTCAAAAATGCGGATAAAGCCCGCTTTACTGCCCGCATCTTTCGCATTTAAAAAGGCATATTTCACACGCTTGCGGAAGAGTTCTAACGGCTCGCCCTCAAATCGTTCTACGTCGCGTTGATAGGCGATTAAATTTAAAATGCGTTCACTGCAATGTTCTTCATCTAAAATATTGAAGGGAAATTTGATCGCACTTAAAACATAATCCCACCATTTTCCGAATAGCACGGCGATTTTGCTTAATTCGCCTTTATCCATCCAAAAGGGCAATTTTATTTTCATTTTCGCCCCTTACTTTTGCACAGTGACCGATAACTGCTGAATACGCGGAATTGATAACTCGCTTTGAATGTCGCTTTGCCCCCACACGATAGAGGAAATTTCGCTGATGTTGTCGTGGATTTCCTCACCTAATTTCGACCAGCTAAAACGGCTAAAAGGGTAAGTCCTTGTTACACCATAATTATTATTTTCGCGGAATGCACAGCGGATCATATTTTCCACTTGTTGTACGATTTCTTGTTTACGCACGTCGCCGACAAAAATGGACGGCTGAAAGTAAATGGCACACGTTAAATTGTGTTTTGTTTCCGGCATAGCGTAGCAAATCAAATCATCACCGTGACCGTGAAAGCCCTCGTCACGCACATGGCGATTGACTTTATCAATAAAGGGCTGACTGGTTACACCTGTGTCTAACAACAAATAAGCATTTGCTGTACCTGGCCCACGTGGCGCATCGTGTTTAAAATAAATTCTATCTACAGATAAGGCTGCGACTTTCGCAATCATGCCTTTGTAAACACTGTCAATGTGATGTTGACCAACGCTGGAAAACTGAGTTCGATAGCGTTCGCGCAACTCGTCATTCGTTTCACGGTCAGCACCTGGCGATGCTAACCAATCTTCTAAATTTTCTACCGCACTTATTCCAGCAATAGATTCTGGCAGAATACGGTAGTAACCTGCCGCTAAATTGTAATTTGCGCCAGCCTGCTCTGCGATTACTGGCACAGGCGCGCGTAACACACCTTTAGGAATGATGGTGTCTTGCGTGACAATCAAACGAAAAATCACATCATTAATACGTTCTGTCTGAATCACTGTGCCCGCTTTAATGGTGAGATCGGTTACATCGCTTTCTTTTTTAAAATGCACGACACCTTCTGCTTTTGTTGCGGCTTTAAAATCTAAGCCCACTGCCCAGGCTTGAATTTGTAACCAACTATCTTTTGCAGTTTTTACAAATAAATTCGGCAGAATTTCAGCAATTAAATGATCTGTCAGCCACTTCACCGGCTTAACCGCAATGGCTGTGATTAATCGCCAGAATGGACTCATTCGGCTTGTATTAGTGATTAACCCTTCTTGTGCGGTTAGGCGTTCAAATTCTTGTCGGATTTGCGTTTCTTCTGTGGGTAAGCCGCTTTCCGCTAACATTTGTTTAAAATTTTCACTCATTTAAACGTAACTCCAATTCATCAAGTCGCCCAAATTCATAAGTTTCAGCGGTAATAAATAACTGCCCTAAACGTTCTTCGCTAATGGAAACAGTACCTGGAATCAAGCGTACATCTTCTTCAACCAATAACACCATTTGCAAAATAATATCGCGACGTAAAATGCGCGAACGCTCTGCGATAAGTTGTGTCGCCAATCCACTTTCTAAAATGGCGTGTTTAATATCTTGCGCAATAGATATTCGGTTATCGCAAATTAACGGCTGATTGCCGCTATCTAGCGTAATGTCTTCGCCTGTAATCAATAAATCAAGATAAAGCTTTTCCATTTATCACCCCGCGGCCAACTGTTCACGATTGCGCATTTCTTGCCATACTTTGTTTCCATCGTTGCTGTTGATGGTGACACCGCCGTAATTAATCGTTTTCGTGGTTTGTTGGTTTTGTGTAATGGCTTTGCTGACCGAACCGCTTGGCATTTTGGTGAATTGCGGTTGTGTTTGCTCGCTCAATTCAAATTTTGGCGAGGTGGTATTTAATGCGCCAAGCTGATTTTGCATTTGCAATGCTTGCGTACCGATAGATGCCCCCACGGCTGTCGCACTGCTTTGCATTGGTAAAGCGCCATCTTCCCATTTGGGGATCAGCGGGATATTAATGCCTGGCAATGAATTGGCTTTTTCAATGATAAAATTGATAACCGAAGTGAATGCATTGACAATACCTTTAAACGCATTTGAAAAGATATTGCCTAAAGCAGTAGCAATATTAGAAAAACTTTCAATTGGTTTGTTACTGTCCCAAAGCGAGGTTATCGCATTCCACCCTTCAATTATGGCACCAATAGAAATAGCAAACACATCTGCCATAAACCCGAATGAACGTGCGACTAATTCCACTGCATTAAGCACAATATTAAATACGGCACCTAACGCATAGCCCATATCTACGCCGAATTGTTGGAAACTATATGCCGAATCGGATGCACTACCGAATAAGCCAATAATTCGCCCGATGGTTGAGCCGATGCGTTGCAATGCACTCCATACAATCGCAAAGGCAGAAAACAACGGCGCGAAAGATACCCCAGCCATTTTAAATCCTTCGATAAAGCCAGCTATAAATGCCATAAATTGAGAATGGAATTTATAAATTACAATACCTAACCCAATCACGGCACCTACGACTAACATAACTGGGCTGACTAAGAAAGAAAATGCCACACCGATTGCCGAAACAATACCACTCATCAGAGTAAGTGCTGCCGTTAGTCCTGTAAATCCAATCAATGCACCCACGGCATAGCCAATCCAACGCGCAATATTCTTATAAGCCCTTAACCAATTTGTGAACTCTTGCCCCATGTCAGCAATGCGATTCATCACAGGCTCAAGTTTTGCAAGGATCTGTGTGCCAATGGCGATTTTGATATTTTGGAAAATGGCAGTAAATCGCATCCATGAGTCCGTTACTGTTTTTGATATTGCCATTGCATCATCAAGGGTTTTCATTTTGTCGATTTCAGCAATATCCGCTTTAAGTGTATCAATCTTCGGTAAAAGATTATTAATCACTTGCGCAGCCTCTTTAGTACCAAAGGCTTTTTGTAGTTCGTAAAGATTTTCTGAATTCAACTCTCCATATTTGCCTTTGATTTTTTCCAGAATATCAATCATCGGCAACATTTTGCCTTGTGAATCAAGAAACGATAAGCCCAATTTTGATTGTGCTTTTACCGCGCCACTTAAAAAGGCCGCGTATTTTGTCCCCGCTAAACCTCCCTCAAACACATTTTGCAAGTTACCAATAACGGCAAATTGCTCAGCAGTTTTAATGCCGTGGTCTTTCGCAGACGAGCCCAAATTAGTGTAAGCCTGCATTAAGGATTCGCCCGATGATTTGAATTTATTTGCGGTAACGGTGGCTTGTGCTGAAATTTGCTCAACCCACTTTTCTTTACCAATTTTTGCCGCCTCGTCACCAAAAATACCGTATAACTGGGAAATATAAGAACCCATGGCTTTTACGTCTGAACCAGTGGCTTTGGCAAGAATGTTTGAGCTTTTAGAAAAGGCGACGAGTTCGCTATCGGTTAAACCGTCAATGGCGCGCGCAATTTCATTTGTAGAACTCACCACATCAGTCGCCGCACCGCCATAGGTTGCGGAAAAATCAAGGGCAAAATCGGTGATTTTGTCTAATCCCGCTTGTTCGCGCCCAGTAGCTTTAATTTCATTAAGTGCACGGTTGAAATCAATGGCGGGATCTAGGGCGTTTTTCATCGCTGCCCCAGTGGCAATAATGCCTGCCGTACCTAAACCAATACGGCGCATTGCATCTTCACCACGCTTGCCTAAATCATCAATGGTCTTCATCACGCCTTTAAGTGGCGCGGAAAGCTGATCATTTAAGCTGATGATGTACTCAAGCCCCTGAATAGCCATTGTTTAATCCTAAAATACCTTGGCGATACCGCTTGCTACGGCATTTGCCTGTTGTTCAAAATACTGCTTATGTAACCATATTGCGCGCGCTAGATTGTAGTCGCTGTTATCTGCGTGTGGTAAATAATGCATTCGTAGCGCAATAGCTTGCGATAAGCCATTGCGCTCTATGCTATCCACACGCGAGGCTAGTTTTTTACCGTAATATTAATTTTAGGTACTAATACCTCATTCACTTTTCCCGCAAGTAAACCTGCAAGGCCAGGTACATTAATGATTGCTAATAAATCTTCTTTTTGCTCACGCGCTACAATAGCAAGTAGATAATCTTTGATTGGGGTCACCTTATTGTCAGTCGTAATGTCATTCATCATTTGATCATATGCGCTGTTGTCGCGAAGAAATGTGAACTCAACCCCTTCAACATCGACTTTGACCGAATCTTTAAGATTGCCAGTAAGTTTATCTAACAAAGTTTGTGCGTTTGTTTTTTCCATTTTTAGTTTCCCTTTTGGTTTCTGTTTTGGTTATTAAAATCTTTAATACACTTGTCCATCGCCGTGTAAGCCGTGGTACAGGTTTCAATACGATCTAATGCCTGATTCAGCCCGTCAGCTAAATCGCCATTAGTTTTAATATTTACGCTTAACGGTCTACATTCGGTTGTTTGTGGGCAAATTAGCTGTAAATTATTTACTTGTGGCTCTTTGGTTGAGCACGCCAGCAACATCATCAGGCACGCGGCCATAAGTCCAAATTTTATTTTCTGCATTGTTTAGCACGTCCTTTAGTTGTTGCCGGCGTTGTTCGGCTTTTTTGTTAGCTTGATTGAGTTGCTCGGTCAATTCCGCATTTTGCGTTTCATACCGTTGCAACATCGCTTTGTTTTGTTCAATGGTTTGTTCGCTTTGTTTTAACAAAAGTGCGGTCGAATCTGCTTGTTTTTTGTAGTGCAGAGTTGAGCCAATACAGCCCACAAACACGATCAAAAACGCACCGATGACCAAGAATTTAAAATTCATTATTCCCCCAGACAAATTGCCTTTTCTTTTGTGCGGCGCATTTGTAAGCCTTTTAATACTCGACCGCCCGATTTATTGAAATCAGAAATGTGATTGCACATTAATGTCCAGTCTTGCGCTTTTGCCGCACGATAAATCGTTGTAGGCAATGTCATGCCGTGTTTTTTACTGTAATAGCGCTTGATATTGCCACAGCCTAAATTAAAGGCTAAAGACACCATGGCATCATATTGCCCTTGATTCATTTCTCTGCCGTTAAAATCGGCGTTGATACAATTTTCTGCCTCTTTAATGTTGCGACGTAAATCGGCGGCCACTTCGTCAATGGTCAAAACTTTACTTTTATCTACGTTGTGGGTATTGCCTACGCCATTCGTCCATACATCGGCAGGGCATTTATATGGATTGCGCACACAGCCTTCTAAATTAACAATCATATAAACTGCTTGTGGGCTGACTTCGTTTTGCAATTCTGCTGGCAAATCTTTTTGTTGAGCAAAAAAAGCAGTCGCAACAGCCGCCGCAGAACATAAAATCATTGCACCAAATTTTTTACTCATCACTAATTCCTAATTTTTTCGCCTCAATTTTTGCTGCCAACATTTTGTAGGCTAATTCATCTTTACGTGCTTGCACGTCTTCTTTGTATTTTCGGTAGGCAATCCATACTGATGCCGCACCAAATAAAATACCGAATATTGCTGCCCACTCATTTAGTGTAAGTCCTGATACAAAAGCAACGATAGATGCAACAAAAGGCTGAGTACTATCCATTCTGTTATTCATAATAAAAACACCTTAAAGCATTTAGGAAACTGACCGCACTTGCTTTTTTATAATTGTTGTACGTCAGAACGGCCAGCACCTAAATTCGGTTAACCGATAAGATCACGTGTATCTTCGTCAGATAAATAAGGCACACCATTAATGCGCACGAAATCTGGGCTTGTGACAAAATATTTCAATTTTTTTGTGCTTTTCGCACCGCCTTTTGGGTCGATGTTAAGCACATCAGTTAAAATAATTTTATTGCCGTAAGTTTCCACTTTGTCGCGCACACCACCACGCATCGCAAAGAAGGTAAAATCCACTTCCGGCAAGCTGCGATAACTGCCTGCACTAGCTGCCGCTTGTGATAATTTTTGAAAGTTTTTAGAATCAAGCTCAATTTCACCTTCTGCAGCTACGTCTCCGCTTACCCAACCATCAGGAATACCACGGGTTAAAGCCACAGCACTATTATCACTAATGGATAGATTCACTGATTCCACGTGGATCGGAAAGCCCATCATGTAGAAATCAAAACTCATTCCGCTAATTCGTTCCATTTATTAATCTCCCAATGTTTCTAAATCCAAGAAAATGTTTGCCGTAATATCTTTCGGGCAATCGTAAGGGCGTACTTTAATGTAAAGCGTTACCTTGGTTTTGCTGTGCCATACAATCGTAATGGCACCATCTTTTGGCGGCATACATTCACCTGGAAAATCTTTGCCGTTGATTGTTGCGGATTTACTCATATCGCGCATTGGTTTGGCAAAATAGCCCTGGTGATATGCGGTACTTGAGGTTGTGGAGTTAAAAGAGCGGTCAGCAATTTTCGCGATAGCTAACAAACGAACTTTTCGTGCCGCTTTATCGACAACACGTACATTCTCAATCACTTGATAATCTCCGCCTTCCACGTCTAACGTGCGACCGTCCGCCCAGTAATAACCGTCATAATCGGGATACCACATCGGCACAGAATAACGTGCAGTTTCAAGTGATTTTAAATGCGCAAGGGTAAGCTCATTTCCATCTTTGTCTAACGGTTTTTCGGCACTGCCTAGACTCACTAACGCACCTGTTTGTACCCGTGCAGGGCTATCTGCCACCGTCACGGCACGATTTGCCAAACGTCCTGCCAATACGCCCGCCTCATTGCCGAATAATAAAGGCACAAGGCAAACGTGATCGGCGACAATGGTTTGTTGCAAAGTGGTAAGTTTCTGCACATATTGATCCCATGTTTCACCATCAGATTGATCATGATTAATACCTTGTACAGCCTGGATGAAGAAAGTACGACGACCAAATTTAGCAAGTAGTTCTGCGTAGCATTCTTGCAATTTACCAATACTTGCTTTATCTACGCCTAAATATCTGGTATTGACACAATATTCAAAAGAGGCGGTTTGATTGGCTTTTTTCACACATTCGACAAAGTCATAGCCGTCTTCTTGTGCAATATAAACATGCGCAAACCAGTTTTGCCCCGCATTAAGCATTGCCGCACGCACTTGTTTTTTTAAGTCTGTATCGGTTTCGCCAAATACTTTGTCAAAATCGGAATCAGGCGTTAATGCCAATAACTTTCCTGGATTAACGGTGCCTACGCCGACAAACAAGGCGTGGCGTTCGATTTCCTTAGTTTCGCCACTTAACTGATTAAGAGCGTTAATTTGTACAGATGGGAACATTCTTTATTGTCCTCTTATTGTTGTTTTTGAGTATATTTTTGAATTTCCGCCAAAATAATCTTGGCGTTTTCTTCTTCACGTGTATCCAAGAATGGGCGTTTTTCCGTTGGAATTATCCATTGCGTTAAATGTCTACTCGGATTCATACCGTTCTTTTCTTCCAGTTTACGTATAATCAAACTGGCTTTCGCACGTGATAAGGTGCTGCGGATTTCGCTTAATGTCGGCTTGCGGCGTTTCGCTTTGCCGTTTTTTGTTTTACCGTTTGCCACGGTATAACCGAAATCTTTTAATTTCTTTGCTTGGCGCAAGGTGCAAGGGTCTGACCCAATGCCACCTTTATTTTTGCCTGGGAACTCCGTTTTTTTAAATAAGTGCGGAATTCCTTCTTGGTGTTCTTGCGCAATTTCGCCCGTTCGTTTTTGCTTATAAAACAATGCGCCTTGCGCTTTTTCGGCTTTACTGTTGGCTAACTTTGCAATTCGGCGTAGCATTTTTGCTGTACCGTTTTTTCGTTTCTTCCAACTTCCGCCCATCGGGTTACGTTGGTTTGCCGCGCTTTTCACTGCTTGGCGTTTAATCATTTGCAAAGAGCGGATTAAAATTTCACGTTTTTTCTTATCGGGTAAACTGATGATTTCAAGATCTTTCAGAAACTTCTTTAAGTCTTCTTTATCAATCCCCATTCGGATGTTCATGTTCAACCCTTACGACAACGTCAATTTCTTCTGCTGTGAATATTTCGATGCTGTCCAATCGGTAATTCACACCATCAATTTTTAATTCTCCTTCGCTATCTTCTATTGCCGTGAGTGGCTCACGGAAAGCAATGGTAAAGATTAAATCTGCCGTGTTATCGTCGATAATGTCTAAATCAAAAGGGATTTCGCCATCATCTAACACATCGCGCATTTGATCGTTTTCGTTTACCCACACTTGGATAAAAGCCATTAAATAAGCCGGTGAAATTTCATTGAACGGCAACGCCTGAAAGTGAAATACACCGTTGTAAGAAAGATGACACACTTCTATGCCGTTTTCGGTCACTTGTCGCCCTTCGTTCAACAATTTTCCGTCTTCAATCCAGCTGTAAAAATTCCCGTGATAGCGTTTCGGCAATTTTGTGAGCAAAAAATCAGTGAGTTGCTGATACAGCATTTTCTTTACAGTAGCCACACTGAACCCCGTTTTTTACCTTTTAATGTGCGAATAGCATGAGTTGCCTCAGCTAATAGGCTTTTTTGTTCGGCCACATATTCGCGATTTTGGTGAATTTCTCGCCCCGAAAGCGTATTAAATTCTGGTAACAACTCCGCTTTTGCTCTGGCGAATACTGCCTTCTTGTAAAGGCTTTCTGCGTAATTTTCGCCGTCAATACGTTGCGCTGAAATTTCTTGCACAGAATTGATTTTGCTTTTGCGGTAGTTTTCTTCCACTTCTGCTAAATCAATGTTAATCCCTTGCATAGCAGCAATTAGTGCCGCCTTCACCATTTCAACGGGGATCTGTAATGGAATTGCCCGTTGTTTTTGAAATTCATCAATAGTGATGTCACACCAGAATCCGCTATTTGTGATCGTAGTGTCATCGTAATCTTGTGTTCTGCCGTTAAACATTGCCTTCCTCGCTATTTGGGAGTGGGCGGGCAGTGAGTTTTTCAATAACAAGATCAAAATCAATTTGCTGTTTTTCCAAACTCAAACCCGCCACTTGGGGAAGACTGTTCGGGTCGTAATCGCCCGATTTTGCTAACGCGTTTAAACGCATGACACAACGCTCAATCATATTTTTTACACCCGCTTTCTGATTGAGTTGGAAAGCGCGGTTACATAACTGAATAGCCAGTACAAGGGTTTCGGCATCATCAATACCACTGGCTTGTACTTTGCCTTGAGGACTGCGTAAAAGCAGTGCCGCCGCTAATTTTAGCCACTTCGCTGTGACAATTTCGTGCAACTTCCACTGGGTCGCCACGTTTTTAAAAGTTTGTGAAAAATATGGCTCCACGGATTGACCAGCTGCGGCGGTTTTATCTGTCCAGTTGTAGATTTGATCGGCGACGAAATTCGGCAATGTGGTTTGCCACCCTTGCGGCATAGATTGATTTTGCTCAATTGCTTTTTCAGCCAATGACAAGGCTCGGTCAAAATCAGCAATGTCAAACAAATACACAATGCAATAAACCAAGTAATCATTCTGATAAATTGCCCCTTTATCTAAATATGCACTCACAAACGGCAACCACTTTGGCAAAAATCGGTTGCGTTTATAGTCTAATTTTTCGGCACGTGTCGGGAATGCGCGTACTGCGTTCACATCATTTTGTAAGGCGATTTCAAGCACAGCATAATCATTACCATGAGTCGCAACCGCACCTTGTTGTGTGTTGTTCTCTGATACTTGATTAATGTCTGCTAGTGCCTGCATTTGACGTTGAAAATCTCGCATTCCCATTTTTGGTTAGTTCCTATTCTTCACCATTTAATTTAACTTTGGTATGGTCGATAGCGGTCATTAAACCTAAATCTTCCACAACATAGCCTTCTTGACGATAATAAGATGTCACCACACCTTTTTTATCTTCATCGTTACGTAAAGAACGACGTACACTTTCAGCTTCAGTGTACACACTTAAGTTTTTAAGCGTTGTCACAGCTGCAGCGCGTGCAGGGAAGTTTGGTGGGGTAATGGCATTCATGCCACCGAATGAACCCATTAAGTTATGTGAACCTAATGCGGCTTTTTCGGTAGGGGTTAAACCATGTTTTTTCTGAATGAGTTTAGTTTCTTTGCTAACTAAATCAGCACCAACAAGGAAGACTAAATCATTTCGGTTTTGATGACGGAAATCTAAGCCTTGTTTTAAGTCAAAGGCTAAATCATCAAGATTCGCGTAATCGGCGTTATCACCAAAAATGGTAATTTTGCCTGATGATTTTGTAGATTCGGTCATGAAGTTGGCCGCACGTTGTTCTTGTAAAAGTTTCAACCAGCCTTTATTCACATCAGACAAATCTGTTTGAGTTGTATTATCTGCTACGCTTTGACCGTTCCAGCCAATTTGCAAGATGTCTAATGCAACTTGGTTTTGGAAATATTCGCTATAAAGTTCCACAAGGCGATCTTTGAAAATAGCGAAGGAATCGAATAATGCCCATGGCACAATAATGCCACTGTCCGTTTCTGCTAATTCATAGCCATTTTGAGTATGATCAAGATTAGCCAAATTACGGCCAGTTTGTTTACGACCAGTAACGCCTTTTTCTGTTGCACCAAATAATTTTTGACCCTTCGTATGTGCTACTTGAATCATATTAATTTGTTTCAAGAAATCGGAACGCTGTTGAATATTTTCGCCTAACAATGCTGCTTCAGGTGCTTTAAGTGCAAAACTTTCGCCACGTAACACTGAATCAATAGGTTGATTAAAGTGTTTCGCTAATGCTGCCGCTAGGGCGTAATATGCTTGTTTATTCATTGTTTAGAATCCTTTTGATAAGTCGATGTTGTAGCCGTTTACGCTATATACATTTTCGTTTTCAACGGTTGGCACGCCATTTGGCACAATGGTTTGTTCTTGGCTTAATTCGTTGAATTTTTTATCCAACGCCTGAACCGTTGTTAAAAGTTGATTGAACTGTTCCGCAGTTACGCCTTGCGGTTGTTCATCTTTCTTTTCTGTTGGCTCTGGCTTGGTTTCCACTTTAGCTGAAAAATGGCTGTCAATTTTGGTGCCTAAACCATTCATCGCATCAATTAATTGCTTGAACTGTTTATCGTTCATTGCATCGTCCTCTTTATTATTGTTGTTATTGGGAGTTGGTTGTTCTTCCGGTTGTTCGGAAGATGAAAAGAATTGTTTGATCGCGTTGAAAAAACTACGTGTCATTTTTTCTTCTTCATTTTCTTTTGCAGAAAAATTCACTTTGACGAACTCGCCAAAAATCATGTCTTTTTGCTCTGCGCTAAAGAATTTCAATTCTGTTGTACCGACAGATGCTGGGGAATCGGTGACACCTAAACCCGATAAATAAGCCTTGCCGCTGTTGCGGAAATTCGGGGTAATTTCAATGCTGGTGAATAAATACTGACCCGCTCTGTTGTATTCGATTAATTCTTGGTTTGGCGCGATGATGGCAAAAAGTTGTGTTTCGCCTTTTTCATTTTCTTCTGCTTTCAGTTCGATCACTTGCCCCATATTGAACCAACGGCGATGTTCTGGCCATAAATTCGCGGTGTAGTGTTCTGGATCGTATGTTTCCGCCATTTCGTGCAATTCTTGGGCGGTGATTTGGCGACCGTCCACGGTGTAGCCCGATGTGGCGATACAAATAAAATCAGTTTTGAGTTTAGATTTGTTCATTTTAAAAATGCCTATGTTTCGCTTTGTTTGCGTAAGTGCCGCCATTTTTGCCGATCTTTTTTGCAAAATCACGGGGCGAAATTCGGATATATTCGGATATAGATCAATAACTGCGCGTATCCGAACAGATCCAATTTTTGCCATTAAAATTTTGCTGTTTTTGTTGCCACAATACGCCCAACACAACAACAGCAAGATAAAAGATGACGGAATCTAAGCTAAGAAAAAGAAAAACAAAACGCTACGATGACGAAGTGATTTATGCGGCAAAGTTTTTATATTTAAAAAAATACACGCCGAAAGAGATCGCTGAAGAATTAGGTTTAAATAGCACACGCCCGATTTACTATTGGGCGGAAAAATACAATTGGCGCAATTTAATCAGCGAAAGCGGGATTGAAGAATTGATCGCGCTACGCATTATCACGCTGACAGAACGGGAAAATAAGAGCGATCAGGAAATAAAAGAACTAGAAGCCCTGATCGATAAAGATATTCAGTACAAAAAGCAACGTGCAGCAACGGTAGCTAAAGTGACGGCAAAAAGTGCGGTCAATTCTGATGATGTTTCTAGCGGTGAACGCGCCTTTGCCGACAGCGGTGACGGTGACGAACGCAAGAAGAAAAAACGGGTGAAGAATGATATTTCCCACGTTACGCCCGAAATGTGCCAGCCATTTATTGATTCGCTGTTTGATTATCAAAAACACATCCGAGCCAACAAGCACCACGATGTGCGCAATATTCTGAAATCGCGCCAAATTGGGGCAACCTATTATTTTAGTTTTGAGGCGTTGGAAGATGCAATTTTCAGTGGTGACAATCAAATTTTCTTATCTGCCAGTAAACGGCAAGCGGAAATCTTTAAAAACTACATCGTGAAAATGGCACGGGAATATTTCGGTGTTGAGCTGACCGGCAACCCGATTATTTTAAGCAATGGCGCAGAGTTGCATTTTTTATCGACTAACAAAAATACGTCGCAAGGGAATAGTGGCCACGTGTACGGCGATGAATATGCGTGGATTCGTGACTTTCAGCGATTCAATGACGTAGCATCAGCCATGGCAACACATGAAAAATGGCGTGAAACCTATTTCAGTACTCCCTCTTCAAAATTTCATGAATCCTATTCTTTTTGGAGTGGCGACAACTGGCGCGATGGCGACCCTAAACGCAAAAACGTGCCATTCCCAACTTTTGCAGAATTGCGTGACGGTGGGCGACTTTGCCCCGATGGTCAGTGGCGTTATGTCGTGACGATTGAAGATGCGCTAAAAGGCGGTGCAGATACATTATTTAATGTTGAGAAACTGAAACAGCGTTATAGCAAATACGCGTTCAACCAGCTTTATATGTGCGTTTGGATTGATGATGCGGACTCGATCTTTACTGTTCATCAACTTTTAAAATGTGGTGTAGATGTTACGAAATGGAAAGACTTTAACCCAAAAGCAGATCGTCCATTTGGTGATCGTGAAGTCTGGGGCGGATTCGACCCAGCACACAGTGGTGATGGTGCAAGTTTTGTAATTATTGCCCCACCTGCGTTACCCGGTGAAAAATATCGCTTGCTCGAACGGCATCAATGGCATGGGCTATCTTATGTGTATCAAGCGAACCAAATTCGTGCACTTTATGAAAAATACAATATGACCTACATCGGCATTGATGCGACAGGCGTGGGTTATGGGGTTTATGAACTGGTGAAAGAGTTTGCACGCCGTGCGGCCACGGCGATTATTTACAACCCAGAAAGCAAAACAGGTATGGTGCTGAAAGTGCATGATTTAGTTGAGCATGGGCAAATTGAGTGGAGCGAAAAAGAACTTGATATTGTGCCTAGCTTTTTAATGATTAAGCACCAATCAACCAAATCGGGCAATACGATGACGTTCACGGCTGAACGCACTGTAAAAACACAGCACGCCGATGTGTTTTTCGCCATTTGTAATGCCATCAACAAAAAATCTTTAAATGATAAACCGCGCAAACGTCGCGGATGGAGTGTATTAAGTGGAAACTAATGTAAAAAAAGACAGTAAAAAAGGCATTGTGATTGCGCCTATTAATGACCGCACTTTTTCCTTGAGTGAAATCACAGCCTCACCCGCATTGGATTATGTCGGTATTGGCTTTGATGAAAATTATAACTGCTACTTACCCCCAGTGAATCGTCATGCACTGGCTAAACTACCTCATCAAAATGCACAACATGGGGGAATTCTTCATAGTCGTGCCAATATGGTAAGCGCACTCTACGAAGGCGGAAAAGCGTTATCTCGTATGGATATGCGCGCACTTTGCCTAAACTTAATTCAATTTGGAGATGTAGGGCTTTTAAAAGTTCGTAATGGTTTTGGTCAAGTGGTACGTTTAGTGCCTCTTTCCAGCCTTTATTTACGAGTACGCAAAGACGGCGGCTATTCGTATTTGATGAAAAAATCGCTTTATGATACCGCACAAGAAATTTATCGCTATGATGCGAAAGATATTATATTCATTAAACTTTACGATCCCATGCAACAGGTTTATGGATCGCCCGATTATGTAGGCGGTATCCAATCTGCACTATTAAACTCTGATGCTACTGTATTTCGTCGTCGTTATTTTAGTAATGGTGCGCATATGGGCTTTATTTTGTACTCAACGGATCCCGACTTAACTGAAGAAATGGAAGAAGAGATCGCAAGAAAGATCAGCGAATCTAAAGGCGTAGGAAATTTCCGCTCTATGTTTGTGAATATTGCGGGCGGTCATCCTGACGGGTTAAAAGTGATTCCGATTGGCGATACCGGCACAAAAGATGAATTTGCTAATATTAAAAACATATCTGCACAAGACATTTTAACAGCACACAGATTCCCTGCAGGTTTAAGTGGCATCATCCCAACAAATACTGCAGGATTAGGTGACCCCTTAAAATATCGTGAAGTCTATCACTATGATGAAGTCATGCCACTGCAGGAGATAATAGCTGAAACTATCAACAGTGATCCCGAAATAAAAACTTTGTTAAAAATCAAGTTCCGTGAGCAAAATTTTAGCAAATAAATTTACGTTCAAAGGCTATACAAAATGCCAGTGTTATATATAATAATGATCACATATTAATTTTGTGGCTTTTGGGGAAAATGGCAAGAACAACAGATATTTATTGCACTGTTTGCAATGCAAAATCAGTAATTGAAAGAGCTGAACGCATACACAGTGAATTCACACGTTATTATTGTGCTTGCAAAAATCCCCAGTGCGGTCATCGCTTTGTCATGAATATGGAATTCGGACACACCACACGAAGTAGTAAATTAACGAAAGATAAATTACTTGAACTAGTTTTAGGAAAATTGTCAGATGACGAGAAAGCCAAATTGAGAAAAATATTAGATGATGAAAAAAGCCGCTAGAAATAGCGGCTTTTTTTATTTTGTGTTTAATCCCTGTTCTTTCATCGTATGCAACGAAACATAAGACGATTTCAAACTGCCGTAAGGTGCTTTTGGCTCAAATAGCACCAGCATTTGCGGTTTGTTGTTTTGGTCTGTTTCCTCGCCTGTTTCGTTGTTGATAAATGGGATCCGTGAATTAGTGATATAGACAATTTCTTTAGCATTGCGCACGCACATATCAAACCATTTTGTGGAACCGTCCACATTGAGTAACATCACCACCGTTTTGTTATGTAACACGCTTTGTTGGATTGCGCGCAACACAAACGGCAACGGGTTACTATAAGGCGGATTCATCCAACAATAACGCCCTTGCCAATCTGCTGTTAGCGTGTCTTGTTCTGGGCTGATAAAGTTTTTCACTTTAGTGTTATGTTCCATGGCACATGCATCTAAATCAAATTTGATGTTGAAATACTGTTCTGCATAATGAAAAACCCACCAAGGTGTAGCCCATAAGTCTTTATCTGATTTTTTTGTGTTGGATTTATTCATTTATTTTTCCTTTGATTTATCTTTAACTTTACAAACAAGCGGATTATTATTTTGATCTACTGCCACAACAACATGACCGTTATCTGTGACTAAATAACCAACATTGTGAATACATATTTCATTGATTATTACATCAGGATAATTCGAATGCTTGTCTAAAGCACCACCAGAAAACGGCACAATATATTTTTCTGCCAAACAAGGAAAAGCCATTAATATTGCAAACAGTATCATTAATTTTTTCATGATTATTTAAACCCTATGTATATTCACTTGCTTTCACAACCCGAAAATTATCCACATATCTAATTTTTTCGCCGTTTGGATGTGACCAGCGATAACCAAACACTTTAATTTTTAGTCTTCCATCTTGCATTTTCTTTAATATATTACAATGCATTAAAAAATATATTTTTGAACGACTATTAAGCGAATGTTCACACGTAAAATAATGTTCCCCATCCCATTCTTTAGGTTGTTCTTTACAAATTCTGTAACCCATATATACCCCTAAAGAATACACAACACCCACATAAATATCCCAATAATCCCACCAATCATTCCACTGGCAAGCCCTAAGAATATTTCGCCACATCGTTCGATTACGATTTGGCGCTTGATATTAATCACTTGTTCTAAAACATAGGCTTTTAAATTAATTGCGTTTTCTCCGTGAATAGATAGTTGCGCTCTTAATAGGTGAACGCGTTCTTCTAAATATTCGATAGTTTCTTGCAATTCCGCATTAATTTGACCGCACTTTTCCGCCCGTTTTGCCGCTAAGATTCGGCTGATTTGTTTCTGTTTTCTTTTATTCATTGCGTTTTCTCCTATTGGATGCGTTGGTTTTTATGAAAATCTTTGAGTTTTTGAAGGTTTCTTGGCACAGGTGAAAGCGACGTCATCATGTTTTGATTCCGTTTCACTAACTGCACATCATTTTTTGTGAGTTCTATAGCTGTGTATTTATCTATAGTTAGCCGTTTGTACTTGAATAAATAGTCTAATTTTTGTGCGCTAAGCGGGGCGCAGATCGATTGTGTCAGTAATTTGATCTTTTGCTCAATAATTGAGCGGTTACAGTTACTGACACAAGTCCAAGGCGCACTGCGTGCGCTATTGTTAGCGGTTGAGCTACGCTCAACCATAGATTCTGTGCGTTGTGCAAAATCTTGTGGGCGTTTTTTAATTTGCCATTTTTTGGTGCGTGAGATGACTTGTTTAAGACTAAATCGGTTAGCCAGCCCAATAATGGCTTTACGCTGTTCACCATATTTATTCGCTGGCTTGGTTTCATAATCTAGCTTGATGGGTTGATCAGTACGTTTAGCCAGTGCCCCGCCTTGAATATCCATGTAGGCGGCATAATCATTCGCTATACCTGCTGCAGCTTGAGCTTTATCGATAATTTCATCATCGGCTTGACCGCTGATTAATCGGCGCAATTCACGCCAAACAGAAATTGATGCGCCACCGTAGAATTGGAACTGACGAATACCCCAACGGCTCGCCCATGCACGAACGCGCAATGCGTTATCGTGTAGGCTTAGTGTTGGGTCTTCGTCTGACACTTCGCCTACAAGGGCGAAACCATCAATATTTTTCGCAATATATTTAGCGATATAAGCGGTTGCGCTTCCTTTTGTTTTATCGCATTCTTCCACCTTGCAACGGTGTTCTGCCGCGCCTTTTTCATTGCCGTCTAACTCTAGGGCTTTTTGTTTAAATAATCGGATGACTTCTTCTTTGTGTTCTGCCGGCACGTAAGCTAACGCATGCCAGTGTGGCGTACCGTCTTTATGCGGCTCTGCCACTCGCATACCATAAAATTTAATATCACGTTTCGCTAACAAAGCACGGAACTGTTGCCACACTTTGTTTAGATAGTTTTGCGTATCTCGTGGATTCACACCCGACCATTTTTTGTTGCCGTGTCCTGCGTGGAATGATGATGGCGCAGTGAGGGTTAAAAATAAGGCTTCATTGTTGTTTTCTTCTGCCCATTCTTCCAGGCCACGCAAGCGCACCATCATTTCATTTCGGCGTAATGCGGGGTTAGATGATGATTTTAAAAACATATCGAAAAGTTCGACCTGTTCTTCGGGATTGTCGATGTTTTCAATGATCATGGCACGCAAGTAATCGTGATTCTTGCGTTGTTGGAGTTGCCACTCTTGGAAACTTTGATTGGAAATATAACTAGCAGCATTGGCGCGCACCTCGCCACAAGCAATGGCGATATGTTCGACCATTCTTCGTTGCGTGGTGCGCATTTGTTTAAACCACCATTTTTCGCACGTCAGGCGAATTAAAGTACTGTCAATATGTTCGGCTTTGATGCGTTTGTCGTTTTCAATTTTGTCCCAGTGAGGGATTTTGAAACCCGCAGAAATGGCGATTTCACCACACCATTTATAAAGCTGATAGAAATAGCCTTGAATATCGCTCTCATTGTCGCTTTCGATGCCATTTTTTAAAAAGTGTGTGCAATCAAATTGGAATTGAGTAAATGCCGTAGAAATTTGATACGCCATCTTTTTCAATTTGCTTTCGGTAATTAAATAGAAAGGTAATTGTTTTTGCTTTTGTTGGATGCCGAACACTTGAAAACGGAAACCGCTGTAATGCAATTCGTTATAGTGTTTTGCGAGCTCTTCACGTGTTGGCACGGTAGAGAACTGCACGGCTTGATGCATTTCATCTTTAACGGATAGCAGCCATTGTGGTGTATTAATGAACGCTTGCAAAAAATCTACGTTCACGTTGTACTGTGAAAAGACTTTTTGTAAACGCACATCTAACACATCGCGCAAATAATCATTGGCGTATCGGCGTTGTTTATTTCCGAGGGCAAATGCAATCGACCCATCGTCTTTTACAGAACGATAGGCCTTAATGTAAAGTTTGCGGAAATATTCGCGCTGACGTTGACGAGGCAAGCTTTCAAGTGTCTTTTCGATAAACTCAAAATCAGCAGAGTTAATCGCAAACAGCTCCAACTGTAATGGTGTGTAACAGCTTTCATCAAACTGCAGAAAAGTGCGGTCAAATTTTTGACCATTTTCTGCAGCTTGATGGCGCTCACATGCAACCACTGCCATGTGTGCATGTTTGGCAATGATCGTATTATCGCGTTGCTGTTCCCACATTTTGGTATTCGCTCTTTATTTTTATGAATTAATTTCATTCTAAATTTATTTAGATGAATTTAATTAATGAAACTAGATAAAAAAAGTGTTTATGCCTGTGCATAAGTCGCTTGAATTTCAGCGATTCGTTTTACTTCTGCGTAGATTTCGTCTAATTTCTTAGCCACTGCAGAAAGAGAAATAACATCCTCATCCATTAATTCACAAAGAATGAGCGTATCAACCACCGCTAATAAGTCTTTACAAACTTTCCCGCCTACTCGTTCATAAGTGCCATTTTCTTGTAGTTCAATTTTGTAAATAATGTACTTCTCTGTTTCGCTTAACTTAATGCTGTAGCGATTTGATAATTCGATAAAATGTTCTTGCATAATAAAATCTCCTTAATGAGCCAGCTCTTCGGCTTTTTTGGTTAAATACCCTACGTTATCTAATGCGATCACCATCTTGTGATAGATGGCACTGGCGGCAACTTCGTTTTGTTGTCTTTTAAACAACTCCCATTTTGTGCGATAAATCCAATATTTGTTTCGCCACTTTTTAGCCGCTTTCAAGCAGTTTTCAGTGCTTGGTTTGTTTTCCATTATTGCCCCCTTGTGTGTGGGTCGATGTTGTAAAAATCACGACGGGTTAACGCGCGAGGAAAAGACATGCGAAGGGCTGACATGGCGTGAAATGCTTTGGTTAATTTATCAATCCCTTTTTCGTTGTAATGCCATAACTTATCACCAGTCAGATCGGGTAAGATGTAATCATCAAAGGGTTCAATATCTGCTAACGCTTTTAACATGCCTTTTTGCTCATCGGAAAGATGATTAAAAGCGCGTTCAGTGGGATATTTACTCAAGCCCATTTCATGCAAGGTTTCTTCGCCATTTCTTGCTTTCGACATAGGGATGTCATTTTCTCGGTGCCATTTTTCTACCGCACTTTCGTTTTCAGACACATACATTGCCAAGCCCTCACTTTTTTATTTGCTTTTTTTGTTGTATGCTTGCCCTAAAATAAATAAACGGTTACTTAATTTAAGGATTTCACATGGCGAACGATCTGATTGAAAAAACAATTGAAGATATGCAAGCACAGATTCATCAGCAGCATTTACAACTGGCACTTCAAGAACGCGTGATGGGTTGCTTGTTGCGTGGACTTTCTCGCCACCCTGATTTGCTTGATGATGTGGAGACCGAGCTTCACATGCTGATTGATTCAACGTCTCAAATATCGCCCGAATTGCTTGATGTGCTTGTGCCTTTTGTTGAGCGTTTGGCGAAACGGAACTAGATTGTTTAATTACAGCCGAAATTTCTTTGGTTTGTTCAATGGTTATCTCGCCTTTTTCGACTTTTTCTTGAACAAAGAATTTAAATGTTGATGTTTTAGTCATTGTCTTCCCCTTCTAACTAAAATCTTTTTGGAAACTGACCGCACTTTTTTTAGTGCGGTTTTTTTATGAGCGCGCAGCCGCCTCTTTAACTAACGAAATCATGTTAATCAGGACTGAGCCACGTGGAGAGTCTTTTTCAAGTACGGGTAATTTCCCTTCTGCTCTAAGTGCTTTCACTTTGCTTAAAGAGAGTCCGGTAAGCTCGGAATATTTCTTCATGGTCACGTAAGGCGCTGACACCTGTACATTCACACATATTGCATTTTGACTGGTCATTGTCTAAACTCCTTGATGTTTAAATAAGGACATATAAGGTTATTGGGTCATTTGACCCTTTAAATATACTCTGGGTCATTTGACCCTGTCAATATAAATTTTTAGGTCAATTTACTAAAATGAAAGAATTTATTGGTGGCAAGGACGTAATATCTCGCATCATGGAAGCATATGGTTTTGCAAATAGAAGATTATTGGCAGAGCATCTCGGAATGCCTCACAGTACCTTTGGCACTTGGGCTAAACGTGGTTTTTTCCCTGCTGAATTGGTGATTCGTTGCGTCTCTGAAACGGGGGCTAGGTTGAACTATGTCGCCTTTGGAGAAGAGCCGATTTTTGATAAATCAGATGACTTGAAATATTTTAATGCGATTCGCCTAGAAAATGGAAAATCTTTCATAATAGAAAATAAACCCTTTCTTTTGCCATATTTACCGAATTTAGACTGCCGTGAAAGTTATGACAAAGTGTTTTGTATTGATGAAGACAATCACACCTATTTTGCGACTAGTGATTACGGCAATTTAGTGGATGGCGAATACTTCGTCATCGTCGAAAACTCCCATCTTATCCGTTATATTACCGTGCTACCTGCAGGAAAAATCCGTGTGGACGGTGGCAAGTTCAGTTTTGAATGTGAATTGAGTGATATTGATGTGGTGGGGAAAGTGATTCTTAAAATGGAGAAAATGTGATGAAAAGATTGATTGGATTGACCTTTCTATTATTTTCCTCATCTATCCTTGCCGGCACGATTGAATCTGGTGATTATCAACCGATTAACATTATCGCGGATGATTATTCAATGAACGATAAGCCTGCATTTACTTTTTCTTTTGGAAAGGCTCAAAATGATTTCTTTTCATTTACTGCACAATGTTCCATCTTCAACAAAAAGAGCAGTAAAACATCAACAAAGGGCAAGAGCGTTTATGATATTTCGCTTGAATATCATAATAACGTAACTAAACAATATATGAGCAGCGAATCAAAATTTGATACTTACGTGAATTTAGACGTGTTTATCAAAGATAAAACATTCACGTTTGTTATTGATGGCCAACTCTATGACACATCATCAAATAGTCTTTATACCGTGCGCCCTCAAAGTGTTGTGTTAAATGCAAAAGAAATGCGTGAAATTCGCGATGGGTGTAGAAAACGGTAAATTAAATGTTGAAAAAGTTTTTTAATAATGAATCAAAAGCAACAATAAGAGACTTTCTTTTTTGGCTTTTAGTTTATCCTTTTGTGATTGCGTTTGCGGTGGCTTGTATTGCGTTTATTTTTTCGTTTAGTGAATTTAAAGGGGCGAAAATCACGGATTGGATTAGTTCTTTAAGTACATTTATTATAATGCTTTTTACTGCCATCGGGATAAGCTCCTGGAAAAGACAAAAAATACCTGAGCTGAAAAGCAAGGTTGCTAGAAATATTATTGATTTTGATACCCATGCTGTGCTACTCCCCTCTAGAAACTTTAAGTCTATTGATGAAATCAAAGAATACAATGCTATTCAGCTAAAAATTTGTTGGGACATAGAGCATGCTTTATCAACTTTATATATGTTTGACAAATCAAACAAATGCGAAATTGATGAAACTTTCATTTTTTTAATAGAAACAATAAATAAGGCAACAGATTTAATAGAAAAACACTCTAGAAATGACGAACTAGGGAGATACAAATTAGTAAATTTAATAAATAATCATTACAAAATGGTTTTTCCTAAAACAACAAATTTATTTAATTTAGTTGTGGGAAAAAATAACGTAGTTGGTATAAATGGCAGTTCGTAAAGACACTAAAAACGGGAAATGGCTTGCAGAAGTTTATGTAAACGGCAAACGGTCGCGTAAGTGGTTTTTAACCAAAGGCGATGCGCTACGTTTTTACAATCAAGCCAAAGAACAAACGACAAGTGCGGTTGATTCTGTACAAGTTTTGGAATCAAACGACTTGCCCGCGCTAAGTTTTTACGTGCAAGAATGGTTTGACGTGCATGGCAAAACGCTGTCTGATGGTGAGGCACGTTTAGCCAAATTGAAAAACTTATGCGCAAACTTGGGCGACCCGCCCGCGAATGAATTTAATGCAGAAATCTTTGCCGACTACCGCAAACGCCGCCTTGATGGTGAGTTTTCGGTAAATAAAAACAATCCCCCGAAAGAAGCTACAGTAAACCGTGAACACGCCTACTTGCGAGCAGTGTTTAACGAACTGAAATCATTGCGCAAGTGGACTGCTCAAAATCCCCTTGACGGCGTTCGTTTATTTAAAGAGCGCGACACCGAACTTGCTTTTCTGTATGAACGTGATATTTACCGCCTATTGCTTGAATGTGATAACTCACGCAACCCAGACTTGGGCTTAATTGTTCGAATTTGCTTGGCAACCGGTGCACGTTGGAGTGAGGCGGAAACGCTAACCCAATCACAAGTAATGCCATACAAAATCACGTTCGTAAATACGAAATCAAAGAAAAATCGAACTGTACCTATCAGCAAAGAATTATTCGACATGCTGCCGAAAAAGCGTGGCAGATTATTCAATGATGCTTATGAATCCTTTGAAAATGCCGTTACTCGTGCAGAAATTGAATTACCGAAAGGACAACTTACCCACGTGCTACGCCACACTTTCGCCAGTCATTTTATGATGAACGGCGGGAATATTTTAGTGTTGAAAGAAATTCTAGGACACTCAACCATTGAAATGACAATGCGTTATGCACACTTCGCCCCATCGCATTTAGAAAGTGCGGTTAAATTCAATCCTCTTTTCAATCCCGCGCAGTAAAGGGATTCATTTTAAAAGAATCCCTTGTACTTTTCCTATTTTTTAGTGGCGATTAACTGGCGACGTCATTTTATATTTACCTTTATATACTCTTATTTACTCTTGCAATGCATTGAAATTAAAGTAAATTGTTGTTTTTAAAAGGCTTATTATGGGATTTAAAATCCCTCGCCTTTCGAGGCGTGCCAGTTCAAGTCTGGCTTCGGGCACCATTTAAAAATCATACCAGTGGGTCGTTAGCTCAGTCGGTAGAGCAGCGGACTTTTAATCCGTTGGTCGAAGGTTCGAATCCTTCACGACCCACCAC